CGACGCTCTTCCGATCTCGTATCTATTTGGACTCAAGAATCAAGGTGCTAAGTCAGAAGAAACTTGGTGCTTAGATAAGCAGTGGAAGCCCGTACAAGGTGACGAGGAAGTTTGGATCAAATCCATCATCGACGTTCATTACTTCAATGGGGACGTTCTACACGTTAGTGATTTCAAGACCGGACAGATGTACGATGACCATCGAGATCAGCTGGAGTTATATGGACTCATTGGTATGTGTCTATATCCAGAAGTTAAGCGAGTAGAGACCAGTGCAGTATATATCGACACGAATCACGTGGGGATGCAGGGATCCATACTTCGATCTATGGTTCCCAAGATGATCGAGCGGTGGCATGCTGACGCTGAGAAGATGATGAACGACGATACTCTGGACCCCACTCCTAGCAAGTTTGCCTGCTCGCGCTGCGCATATCACGCTAAGAATAATGGGCCCTGTGAGGACGGGGTATGAAGACAAAACTTGAACGAACAACTGAGAAGTCCTTCACTCAGTTTTGTGTCAGCTTAGGCATAGCTTGCCCCAAACTAAGATTGGCCACCGAATCGGCTTGGCCTGATCGTACTCTGCTATATAAAGGCCAAGCAATGTTCTTAGAGCTCAAACGAGGTGGGGAGAGACCAACACCTCTTCAAATGCATCAACTCGATACCTTGACACGATTTGGCTTTAATGCTCGTTGGTCAGATGATTTCGAGCAAATGAAAGCTATTGTACTAGCCTGGAAACAATATGTCGATGATCAGCAGATGGGATGATTTCGCTCGCCTCACCGTTCAAACCGGCGATTTGGACCCCATGTACGACATGATGGCGAAGGCGCGACAGATCAAAGGGGACCGCTGGATCAATAGGTACGCCCTTCACTTCTTCATGTTCTATGACGCGGGGGGCGCCGCTCGGTGCGCCAATGACGATACCCCATTCTGGAGCTACGTCACCAATGGCTATCATCTGTTCAGGCGGGGCACGGAGCGGCGCCACTTCCGTGGGGATAACGGCAAAACCGCGGTGGTATCCATCCAACTCAAGGGGGAGCCAGAGGCAGTTTGGTCAAGAATGTCGGCCCCCACGTACACGAATCTTCTGGCGAACATCAATCAGAACTTCCAGCAGTGCCAGATTGGGCCCTACTTCGCATGGAAAGCGATGGACATACTGGACCGCTGCTTGGGTTTCCCCGTTATCCTGACCCGAGCAGAGGCAGTAAAGGGTATACCTGATCAGCCGAAGGAGTGCGCCAAAGCGGTATTCCCCCACCTCTCCTTGGGCGACGCCCTAGATACGGTGGTGGACGCAATCAAAGACCTGCCGGCTCCAGGGGTAGACAACCGAAATTGCGGCTACTCAGAGGCTGAGACGGTACTCTGTATGTTGAAGGGGTACTTCATCACCAAAACTCATACCATCGGGGACGACGTGGATGAGAAACACGAACAGATGAAAGACTTTCCTGATCTCTGCGAGCTTCTGCCCACCAAACAAAATTGGAGCAAATATGAACGCGGTCCCCTGGACACCACGAGCCTACCAGCTTGAGGCTCTAGAATTCGCATTAGCCCGGACAGGTTCCGGTCTGATGCTCGATCCCGGCTTGGGCAAGACTTCCACTTTCTTGGCCCTTATCAGTATTCTCAAAGAGCGCAAAGAAATACGCAGAGCCTTGATTACGGCCCCAATGCGGGTAGCCAAGACAGTTTGGCCTATGGAAGTCCAAAAATGGGCCGATTTCAACCATCTTAAGGTGGCCGATTTAACTGAGCGCACAGATTCCCAACGTGAAGAACTTTTGAATAGTAATTATGATATCTACGTCATTAACCCGGAATCATTGTATAAGGTCATCAACCCTGATCAGGTTACGGGTATTGCGGGGAGTGAAGTCCCCAATAGGTGGAAGATTGACCTATTCTTGGCTGATGAGTCGACACGCTTTGCTGACCCTTCCACTAAACGGTTCAAGGCGCTCAAACCTGTTCTACCGCACTACAAATATCGCAACGTCGCTACGGGTACGCCTACACCCAACGGTCTCCATCAGCTCTTTGGTCAATGCTATATCCTCGACTTCGGCAAGGCCCTTGGTACGTACATAACCCACTTCCGTCAGATGTATATGCATCCGCATCCATACGTCCAGTACGTATATGAGATGAACGCGGGGGCCGAACAGCGTATCTATGAGAAAGTAGCTCATATGCTTCTTCGCATGAAGGCGAAGGACCACCTTGAGATGCCCGAGCTGATCTCGAACAAGATATACGTGAAGCTGCCGGCGGGGGTACAGGAGCAATACCGGAAGTTTGAGAAGGACTTTCTTATCACGGTATTGGACAAGACCGTGCCAGCGTTCAATAGGGCATCCTTGGGAATTAAGTGTCGTCAAATAGCTAATGGATTCGTGTATCATGAAGAAATGGGTGTACGGGAACCGTTGCCTATTCATGATATAAAACTAAACGCTTTGGAAGAATTGCTCGAAGAAATGCTAGGTCGCCCGCTCCTGCTAATGTATGAGTTCATAGAGGATGGGCAGCGTATTATGCAGAAATTCCCGTTCGCTGTAAACATTACGGGGTCCAAAGACGTGATGCAAACCGTGAACGATTTCAACGCCGGCAAGATTCCCCTGCTAATTGGGCACCCCCGTTCGGCCGGCCATGGCCTTAATCTTCAAGAAGCCTGCTCCGACATATGCTGGTACGGAGTTATGTGGGACCTAGAATTGTGGATCCAGGCTATCGCCCGCATATGGCGACAAGGACAAAAGTCACCGGTGGTCAAGAATCATATTATTGTGGCCGAGGAAACTACAGATGATGCGGTCTTGGAAGGAATCCTGGCCAAAGAGGCGACTCAAGAACGTGTCGATCAGGCGTTACAACTTTACGCTCAGAAGCGATTAGGGTAGAATAGGATTCAACGCTGGAGGGGCCTATGAAAATGAGCAAGTTTTTCGTGAAATGCGGTAAGATGACTTCTCACGAGGTCATTATCTCGGGAGATTTTCCGAAGAAGATGATTACGTCACACTGGACTTACGCCAACGGCGAAGCCTGGTTCGACGGGACAACGTGGACTTTCAAACTCAATAAGGAGTAGCATCATGACGGAGAAGTTGGTGGGCTTCATGACTGCTTGCAAGCAGTTTTTCGGTCAGAAGCCGGGTCAAACCCTTCTGGATTTTCGCAACGAAGTCGGTAAGTTGACTCCGCAGGACCGGGGGGATATGATCCCTGGATTGGAGAAGGAGTTGGGCGTCAAGATTGACACGAAGTCGGCCCAATGAATAAGTACCCCCACGCTCGCAAGAAGGGCCCTGGACGTACACATGTTCAGGGTCACAAGACCGGCCCGAAGCGAGTCGTCAAGGCAGACTGGAAGAGGGGCAAGAAATGACCCAAATTGCTATTCTCTCTGACGACCCAGATGAGGCGGTACAGTGGCTAATAGATGAGGATATCATCCGTATGCCAATTCAGGTTGGTCAAGTACTTCTGACCGTCTGGAATCGTGTGGAGCCGGGAAGGTTCAGCAAGACCATAAACTATCTGGACGGCGATCCATGGCTGGAATGGACCTTCGCCAGTTCGCACAACTATGAAACCATGTGGAACTTCGGCATGGATCTAGTAGATGAGCACTATCATCGCTTTGGGTCGCGGCAGCACCCACCGTATAAGCATGGTATGTGGCGCATATTCGAACGGCTTCAAGCGATCCCATTTCTGAGCCTAGATACACCCACGCCTATGCCCATAACTCCTGAGGAATCTAGGCTGGCATATCACCCTCAAGGGATATTTTCTCTGTATACATATAGGGAGAAACCCGAATGGTTGCCACGCTAAGTCTAGACCATATGGCCCTCGCGTTTACAGTTCCAGCGGGTATAGTGGCCGACCCTAAGTTGCTCGATGGCGGGCATCCTCTGTATTACGTCATCAAGAACAAGAAGCAGACCGAGAACTATCTCAATCAGGTTCATGAACTTCTCAAATACGTGGGCCCTATCAATGTACTGGAATTCTGCGCCGGAATCGGTCTGGTGCACGCCTCGAATCCACAACTTTGGGGCCCAGGAGAAGTTTGGAAGGGGGTAGAGCTTGACGTTAACTGCGAACAGTTAGCCGCACGAATAGCCCCCAAGATGGGTTTTCACCTTGGGAATATGTATGACCCCAGATTTACCGACAATTGGGGCGTATCCCCACGAGAGACTCTAGTCATCTGCGAGTTTAGCAATAATACGCTACCCAAAATGTGGCGAGAAACTGAGCGAGCAGACCTACTTCGGCGCATAGCCGATTTACACCCCAAATACTGGTACATAGCTGATGTGGGCTATTACTGGATACACTTGGCAAATCATTGGCCGATCTACATCGAGCGGTTCGGTGTCAAGCCCACACGGGAGAACTACCATGAGCTGTTCGACCGCTTCATGAGACAAAACTATGGCTACACGGTAGTGAAGTGGACAGTAGGCGGGGGAGCTCAGTACTTCCTGATGGAAGCTGTGGATGATATGCAGCAGTTCGGAACCCCAGATAAGGAACATTAATATGGGAAACAAGATTCTCAAGCTACACGGGTGCTCGGGCGCTGGCAAGACTACGGCCGTCAGAGAGCTTATGTTAGGGGCTAACATCTTACACGAAGTTACCCCCGATGGTGCAAATAAACCAGAAGCCTATGTCTTAGAGTATGATAACTGGGATACTCCAATAGTAGTGCTCGGATCATACAAGAATAACTGTGGGGGCATGGACTCCTACCCCTCAGATGCGCCCTCGATCATTAGATTGATCGAAGATTGGCGCGATGAGGGTCATGTCATTTTCGAAGGTCTATTGCTCTCCACCTATTACGGCGCGGTGGGGAAGTATCTGGAGCAATTTGGGGATGACGCCATCTTTGCCTTCATGGATACCCCGATACTAACTTGCTTGGAACGTGTGACGCGTCGGCGCGATGTCCAGAAGAGCAAGAATAAGTTCAATCCTCAACTGACTGTCGATAAGTACAATGCTATCGAGCGGCTCAAGAATAAGTGCATGGCCGGGGGCCGTAGAGTGATCTCAGTAGACCATACAAGAGATGCTGCGGGACAACTTCTCACGGTAATTAGAGGGGCAGCATGAACTATCTTGACGACTTGCTCTTCTGGGTAAATGAGCGGGAGCGCATTCGCATAAAAAAGAACAGGGGTGATCCACAACCATGGACAGACGACCCTATTCTTCAAGAATATAGATTCTGTAACGTCCACCGTGAGGACGACAAGGTAACTCAATGGATTCGCGATAACTGGCTACGTCCGAACCAACATAGACCCACGCTACCGTTCGCTGCGTGCGTAGCGCGTATGGTCAACCTCCCTGAAACTCTTGAGGAGTTGGGTTATCCCCATAAGTGGGACCCTAACCATTTTATTGAGATACTTAAGAATCGCAAGGAACGCGGGGAGAAGGTGTGGACTAGCGCATACATGATCACCGGGGGGTTCTCCAAGGGTGGGGAGTCCAAAGAAGTCATCATTGCTCGGGTGCTAAGTCAAGCCCATGAGAATCTAATGAATATCCCCATCATTGGTGGGGACACGCTGGCGGGGGCTGCTGAGAAGATAAAATGTTCCGGCATAGGCACTTTCCTAAGCGCCCAAGTAGTGGCCGACCTCAAGTATCTTGAGCCCCTCCACTGGGCTACGGACTGGCATACATGGTGCGCCCCTGGCCCGGGGTCAACTATGGGGCTCAACTTTCTACACGGTCGCAATCCTCTGACGTCTATCAACGCTGATCAGTTCATAAAGGAAGTCAATCAGGTACGGAGTATCATATCGAGTAGTTTGAATACTACTTTATGCGCTCAGAATACTCAGAACTGTCTTTGCGAGTTCAGCAAGTATGTCCGAGCAAAGCATTTCAATAAGAGGCTCAAGACGAAATATAGACCCTAGGGGCTCGCAATCGAGAGGTCGGTAGGGTAGTACCTACCCCCCGCCCCGAAGCGATCCCAGGGCCGTTTCCAGGCGTCTAATCGCCATGGATAGGTAGTCCGTCCCCTCGCCCGCGAGGGGGGCTTCCCCCAAGCTCTTGAATAGGATATAATCGGTTTCTTACATAGGAGAAAATATGCCGATCAAGCCGATCAATAAAATAGCCGCAGAGATTCTAACTGCTTGGGGACCAGGTCCCCGCAAAGGCTTCCAGATATACGCGGGGCCATACGCGGAGGCTATGCTTCAACTAACTCAGATCAGCGACCATTATGGTCTAGACGACGCTGAAGATATCATTCTTCGTTTTCTCGTCAATTCTCAAGCTTGGCGCGGCCCAGCAGCGCGTCAAGCTAAGAAAGAACTAAATCAGCATCTCAAGGAGAAGGCATGTTTTCGATAACAGCTAAGAACGTCAATGACGCCTTCCACGAAGCGATGTGGAAGATGCCGATATTCGGCGTTGAAGAGCAAACTCGTAATGGTAAGGTAATTTCTGTACACGGTCCAGTCATCACCAAATATCTATGCCCCACTGAACGAATGCTATTTCATAAGGGCAGAGACGCCAATCCTTTCTTCCATATCGTAGAAGCTATGTGGATGCTAGCCGGAAGAAATGACGTACATACTGTGGAGTTCTATGCCAAGAATATGGCTAACTACAGCGATAATGGCCACATCATTCATGGGGCCTACGGATATCGTTGGCGGCAGTTTTTCGCTCTGGATCAGATCAAATGGGTTATTCGACATCTGATGCAACAGCCTAATAGTCGAAGGGCCGTCATATCAATGTGGGACCCCTCAGAAGATACGTGGGCAGCTTGGGATGGTAAAGACGTTCCTTGTAACACTACCATCTACTTCAGAAGGATCAATAACACGTTAGATATGACAGTATGCTGTCGATCTAACGACATAGTATGGGGATGCTATGGGGCGAACGCCGTACACATGAGCTACCTACATGAGTTCGTAGCCCAGGCTATCGGCATAGAAGTTGGTTGTTACTATCAAATTAGCAACAACTGGCATATATATGAACCCCATTTTAACCTTCTCAAGACTCAAGAAGAATTGATTGACCACTATGATGCGGCCAAGACTATGAAACTTCTTGAGGGAATCAACTCTGATGAGTTTCTTATGGAAGTCGAGGGATTGTTTTATGATAGCCCCCGCACCCCTACTGCTCCCTATCTAGTCAAGGTAGTGGTACCTGTTATGAAGTCTTGGGAGAAGTACAAGCAAGGGCGCAGACTAGACGCCTACAATATAGCATGCACTATCAAAGATGATGCAGTAGCTATAGCGTGTATGAATTGGCTTGAAAGGAGAAAGAAATGAATCAAATGAAGAATCCGAGCGAAATCCGCAAGGAGCCAGAAATGGTAGCGGCTCTAGCTGAGCTCAGCAAGTCTCACGACCGGATGCAAGAAGCCGTGGATCGAATAGCGATCATGCTGGAGCCGATCATGGGTATACATCCACCAGAAACCCCCAAGGGGGCGACAGAGGGTAGACAAGGTATGAGCCAGATTACCTCGACCTTGTTCGGCGCGGCCAGTTTCATGAACGAACAAGCCGCCAAGATGGAAACTCTGATCCGAAGGCTAGTCGTATGACCACAGATATCGCCAAGGGGTCGCCCAATTCTCCCGATACAGCTACGGCGGCGAACTTGCGCAAAACCGCAGCCAATCTACGGCAAGTAGGGGGCCAGCACTACAAAACTATCATTGAGCATTGGGACTACGTGGTAGCTAATGACCTCAATTACTTTGAGGGCCAAATCACGAAGTATGTGACTAGGGCCAGAAAGAAGAATGGCCTTGAAGACTTACTCAAGGCCAAGCACTTCTTGGAGAAGTATATGGAGGTCTATACAATCATGACAGGGGTCGTGGAGATATCCGGTGACCCCCTCGTCATGAAGGGGCTTAACGCCCCCTGAGTAGGTCGGCCAGGCCTTTGGCTTTCTTAGCTTTGGTCTCGGCAGTCTCAGCCTTACCCCAGCTGAACTCAGCTTGAGTCATCGTCTTCTTGGGAGGTGCTTCCTCAGAATCTGAGGAAGCACCTCCCTCAGATTCCTCGATGGCCTTATCCAGTTGTTGCTTTCGGCTCAATTTTGCCTTCGCTGCCTGACCTATCATGCCTCCTGGCAGCAAATTGAGTCGGTCTGCATCAGTTGCCATTTTGCTTCTCCTGAGAGTTGGGGTTACGCAGCGCTACATTCTCCGGGCTATTAGCCTGAGTTAGTAGCATTTGGATGGTAGTGTTCACTACCTCCCAAGGTTGGGCTTTCAAAGCCTTGAAAATGACATCTAGATGAGCGTCTGGTATGGCGTATATGGGTACCATAGTATCTCCAAGTTTCAGGTACTATTGGGGAAAGCAGATGTGGGTATACTCGTGCCCCGAGCAACTCCCTTAGTGACTCGCCACTCATCCAGAAACCCGTTGTAAAACCGACCGGCCGCGCTGGGGTCGTAGCCCAAGCGTATCGTGAAGGAGCTTGCTGCGATGGCACCGGCGTAGCTCGCACTGCCGACGGATGCGTTATCCACGTAAATATTGAAGTTACTGCCCGAGCGGATCACTTGTACGAAGTACCAGTTGTTCGCGGTAAACAACCCTCCAGCCGTAGCTATATTCACGACTATGGTGCCAGCAGGTTCCAGAGCTATGAACGTGAGACCCCCAGCGGCGGTCATAGAAAACCAAAAACCAGGATCGGCGCCGGCAGTGTTACGATTGGTCATCAGAAACTGTATCCGCGCTACTTCAGCGGGACGGATGAATCCCTCAATCGTGAAGTCCCCGCTGCCGAAGTCGAACTTGGCATTGCCAGCCGGGCCGTTGATACCAGCACTCACTCCGTCAAGCGTACCGGATGCCCCCCCAAACTTGGACTGAGCAGTACTAATTTGAGCGGGCGCGACCGCAGCTATACCAAAAGCGTTGCTACTACTATCCGTAAATGTGGTGCTTCCGTTCGTACCATCCATATGCAGCAGCAGCGATACACTGGCAAAGTTGGGATCGCCAGAAGCGGATACTGAAGTAATTAAGGCTCCGGTGGCATCAAAGTTCAATCCATTGGAGGAGCTGATAGGCGCCACGGCCGACCCAGGAGCTACCGTCACCAATCTACCGTTGGCATCGTACTGAAGGCTATTCTGGTAGTTCAATGGGGCTACCGCCGCAGATTTGTCGATAGTGCATACTGCGCCTGGACTGGTAGCAGGATTCCCGTTGGGGAAGAACGCAGGCGCGCTCGCTGAAGTAACGAGCGCCCCCGAGGCATCGAAGCCCAACCCGCCCTGGGAGAACGCGATCACTCCAGAGGAAACGTTAATTGCGTTCCCGGTGAAGCTAAGACCTTGAGGGAGTCCCATATCACACCACGAACTTGGTTGCGCTCTTCATCTCGTTGAGCGCGGTATCGGCTGCTTGCTTCATACGAGCCAACATCTGGGTCTTGGTCATGATCATGACCGGGTTGCCCAGTTCTTCGACCAAGGCTTTGAGGAAGTCATCGAGGCTGATCTCAGCCCCGACCTTCTCACTGTCGACAAAGGCTTTGATTTCCACGTCTGTCCACCTACGGCTGACGACAACCCTAGCTCTGGCCATTTAGAACCCCACGTAATAGCTGACGTTGATACGATTCAGCACTGCCGCACCAGCAGCAGGCATCACGATGGTCGTATTGGTATTCGCAACCGAGGATTTCAGCGGGTTCGCGGGTTCATATACCAAATCTTGCTGAGTACCCCCCGCCAACATTGCATTACCTACTGACCAAGCCGGGTTGCCGGGAAGATTGGTAGATGTGATAATGAGGGTTGCAGTGCCTGCAAGCGCCGCTGTTGCATTTCTATAGCATTGAATAGATGTGATATAATGGAACATACCTGCACCAGCAGCAGGAAGTGTACAAGTTGCAGCAGTATTCGCGGCCGCAGTTACCGTAACGTGAAGAATCGACGGAATCGGTCGGTTGTAAATGAGGAAGTCGGCCATCGACGCACGAGGGGTAACAACGATGTTCCCCGAGGTGTACGCCGACACGCGGATACGGATGCGCCTAAATCCGCTGCACCCAATTATGTAATTACCTGAGTGGGTCGTCGCAACGACTACGGAAGGAACATACTGCTCGCCAATGGCCGCTGCGGCGAGCAGTTGGAACGTACAAAACATCGGTATGGCGATGTAGTTGGTTCCGTCGATGGTACCCTCGGCAACGTAGGTCAAAGCCCCCGCGCCGGTTCTGACGTCAACGTTGACGACAGCCTTGCCGTTCAAATCCATCACGACTTCGGCGTTGAGCGCGCCAAGGACGAATGACGATGTCCGGGCGTCAACGTTGACTTGCCCGCCGATCTGGTCTAGCGCGCCTTGGAACTCGTTGCCACGTGCGTCAAGAATTTGCGACATTGCTTCACCCTATCAGATAGTTTACCTTATAACTCCCGCCCAGTCTATGAATAAAATCGCGTGCGGAAATGCGTACGATCATAGAACCAGCGGAGGGAACTGCATTAAATTCTACATCGTCCATGTCAGGCGTGTTCTCATCAGCGTCCGTGATGTTACCCCAACCCACGATGACCTTTGAGGTACCTGATATATTGGCGTCAACTACTGTCTTCTCGGCGTACTGGGTATCGTAGGGTATACCCGTGAGGGTCACCGCCACCTGAGTAACTGAACCAACCCCACCACCAGGAATAGAAACAACAGTGGGATTAACGCCAGAGGCAGTAACGCCAGCGCCAGTAAAGTTGAGACTGGAGGTCGTGCCAACGGGCGTACCCTCGTCTTGTACATCAACGCCTCCAGAGGCTGGGGGGAACAACGGCATTAGGTAATCTCCCCAACGCGAGCGCTACCAGTGGCGGAAGCCCAAATACCCCTGATCTGACCGGTGTAGCCGAAGGGAACCTCATAGTAGGCCCCAGCTACCATCTTGACGGTGAAGTCGGTCAGTGAGGCCGCCGCCGTGCCGAGAGCCAAGTATAATATGGCCGTCGAGTCATTGAATACGGTAGCCCCCAATCTTGAGGCGTTGGCGGCGAGGATCAATGTATCGACTGCCGCGCCGGCCACGCTTGTTCTGGTGTTTACAGTGGAGCGAGTCTCTTTGGTGGGTACGGGCGTGGCCCGCAGCTGAGCGTCTGTTAGGGGTCCAGTAACTGCAACCGACCCCGTAATGGTCGTTGAGGCCAGTGAGACAGGAACCGCTGACGCCCTCAATTGAGCATCCGTCAAAGGCCCGGTTACTGCGACCGACCCCGATACCCCAACTGTCCATACCCCAGATTGCGTTACCGCGATGGAGGAGTTAGTGACGTTGACGTCCGTGGCAGGGCCGCCACCGGCGCCTGTCTGGACGATCCAAGCTAGGGTACCAGTATCCCAAACATAATTGGCGACAGAAGTCCGGCCATCATCGATGACCCGGAACCCATTGATCCAATTTTCAGAGAGTGCGCCCATATGCTTCTACAATAGCAGATTCGGTCGCGCGCCTAGCTACCAACCCAGGTAGCTTTCTCCCACCCCCGTACACCCACTTGTTAAGCTCTGCGGGAATTTCGTCCCACAAGCCTTCATTGATCTTTCGGCGCAGAGTGGAAGCCCGCAATCTGGAGGCGCCCAGGTTGAAAGTGAAGTCGCTGATGGCGGCGACTACTTCAGGTGGGCATGTCCAAAGTGTGGGGCAAATTTTTAACGTGTCAAGGATGTAGCCTGGTAACACACCTAACATGCGAACTTCGGCTTCCTCAACGCTAATGGGCGGGACCGACATATCTTTGACCAACAAGCCGTAACCTTGAGTGGGATACCCAGCCGGGCAAATGTACGGAAATACCTGGCCGCTTACGACCCGGTGTAACCCCTCATACTTCTTGACGAGGGGAACCATACATTTGACGATATCGTCTATCACTTGGAGTTCCGCAAGGCCCGATCCACAAACCAAAAGCCGATGATACTCCCCACCACCCCACGGTCGAAGTCGGTCAGTAATATAGGGGCAAACGCTGCCAACGGTACTTGGTCTTGGAAGGCCGACACCACTATGACCATCTTAGCTCCAGTATAGGTGATCAAACACCACCAGTAGGTGATGATCGGACGCACGCTGACATTGAGCCTATCCAACCACTTGTCGCCGGTAAGTTGCCCTTGAGCTTTGACCGCCTCAACTAATCCGTCAGCCCACTTAGAGTCGACAGCCTGGGTAGTCATTTCCTGAATCTCGGCGACTCGGTTGAGACCCCGTTGCTTCTCTAGTTCCACCGTTTTCACGATGAGGTCGAGTTCATGCTTATTGTCCTGCTTCTTCTTGAAGAAGTCGAGGATCAAGGGGATGATTCGGAACACCCCACCGCCCAGCAATCCTAGTAGTTCAAGCATCGTAGTCATCCTTGTCAGAAGTATTGGCCGCAATGAGCAAGATGGCTGCGAGGGCCACCGCTACTATGATCGCCACCATAAATAGTGCTACCACTAACTCCACCTTATATGGCTGAGTATCCAAGAAACGCCGGCACCCATCGTGCCTGCAACGCCAGACAAGGCAACTATTACCTTCCACCCACCTTTGGCCGTGGCCATATCCGCGTGTAGGGAATTCACTGAGGTAGTGAGCGATTTCAAATCCTCGCTCAATCTCTAGATCGGAAGAGCGTCG